TCTTCGGAGGGGTATGAAGAGCGCAATATCAGTGACTTTAGATGATGAATCAATACGTTATTTGGCCACAAAGGTGGGTAAAAGGAGCAATTACATCAACCAAATGATCATTTCAGAGATGCAAATGAGCCTTGAAGCTAAGAAGAGTACTTGGATTAAGTGCCCTAAGTGTGATATTCCTACTAAAGATGGTATTGAATGCAAGTGGTGTAATCTGTGATGCCTTATTCAACTCAATTTAACTCGCCTCAAAGATGCCTGGACTGTGGAACAGAGTTTCAGGAAGCCAAAGACCATTATGGACATGATTACTGCCCAGCATGCAGACTTGTTGCATCATTAGATCGCTTGATTGAAGTCCTGGAGATGATTAGATGAAGTGTTCAGTGAAAGATTGTGAAACCGTTCTCGAATTAGATCTATCTTTTACAATTAAGATCTGCAGATGGTGCCGTAGAGAACTTGAACCATCATGGGATGATGATGATTGGTTCCATTTATGGGTCGCCACTCATGAAGTTGAATGAGCAGGATTTCAGTTAATGAGAATGTAAAGAGATCCAGTAAAAGTGATTGCCAGGAATAACCAAAACCACTCCCAGCCGTCTAGGTCAAGGGATAGACGAGTTGAGCCATGCTCGAGAACAATATCGGGTGTTGATGGGGGGTCTTCATCGACATCATCTTCATCAGGCATACAATAACTTCCTGGCATCACCTATTGCGGGGTCCATTTCAGGACGGCCATACAAGGTGAAATCTATTATCGCCATTGGTAGTGCAGTTAGTGGATGGAATCTCAAAATACCTTGGGTAATTAATGCAGCACCAGACAGAGTAGACAGTAGGAATGGCGCATCACTCCACGGATTCATGGCAGCCGTGACCATTGCTGAGCCTGCTCCTAGATCATGAAGCCCTCTAGTAAGTAATCTCCTTCTATAACTGGAACCAGAATAAGAAGAATAACCTGCATCATGATACATGGCCAATCTATCTAGATCGTTGATTGGTTCAATCCCTAATGCTTGACGTTTTTTATATTGAGTACCAGGGCCGAGATATTGATACCCTTCAAAGTGATATTCACCAGGGAAGGTTACTGTAGAGGAAGTTTTATCTTTTTCAGTTTCTTTAAACTGCTTGATCTGTGCGGCTGTAAATACCCTGGGTATTTCCTGATAGTGCATGCCGCCCATTAGAAGAAGAAGTTTCCTTCTTAGGTCTTCATCATAAGACGGTTTTTGACTGCTCATATGATAACCTCAGTCGATTAATGTAAACTAAGTCTGGTTCTTGAGTTGACATTCCAGTTGCGACATATCTAACATCGGGAACGGATATCAAATTACCAGCATTAGCGACACCGAATCCTGAAATGATATTCACCCATCGATAAAGATAGAGTTGGTTCGTAGCAGTTGGATCACCACTACCAAAGTTCCAGGCATCTGATTGCATCATAGTTAGTGGAGCATTAGTAGATTGAACATATACTGTGCCATTCCCTAAGATAGTATTCTCGTAATTGTCAGGGGACATATTGAAGCCGGCCAGTATTGACAATGGAGTTGCACCATCAGCATCGCCCAGGGGAACATCACTCACCACTATAGTATCAGACAAACTTCCTCCTCCTGCAGGAGATGCTGTTATCGATGTAGTATAAGCGATTGATTTCTGGAGAGTCTGTGTACCAAAGAATAAGGTTCTCTCCTCAACAGATAAGCCGGCTATGTCTAGCGTCTCTCTGGAGAGGAATAAACTAGCACCTAACACTTCCCAATTATTACCACTGCCCAACTCATAAGTTGGATCAATGTCCCATTTGTTCCCTGGTACATCCCATACCCACTGAGCGCCATCAAGCACTTTTGTTATCCTGAATGGTTTGTCACTCATTTAATCGCCTTCCTTGCTGCGGCACCTGCTCGCTTGAATCCGTCTTTCTTCCATCCGCCATTCTTCTTTTTGTAGCGTGATGATACCTTCTTGAAAGCCTTCGAGTATGCTTTGTTGTATGCAGATGGCGCACGCTTGGCCTTCTTCTTTGGCTCATACGCTTTGCGGGCTGTCTTGCGTTCCTCACCTTTAGTAGTGGAATGGCTAGCGGTTCCGCAATGATGACAGTAGTTTACCATAAGATCAGTTGTCCGATGCTGTTGACTGGATCGCAATTGCCATCCAATCTTTGGTTCCGAGTTTGACTACTCGTGCTCGAATGCGACAGGTCACGAAGATATCTTCAGCGCCAATGGCTGCGGAATTAACTCCAGCCACAACAAACAAGGTATCATTAACGCAGAGGAACATCTCGCTGAGGCTAGAAGGTCCGAAGTTGTCAGGGTAAATATCTGCTTGATGAGAGACGATGTTGTTGGGATCATCGATGTTCAATGCGCCAGATGCAATGAGAGAGTTATCGTCTGCCCGAATGAGAAGAGTACCAGGGTTCTGATCGGAGAGTTGCATCGATATACAACCACTGCCAGTTAAGAATCCGTTGGCGGCTTGTGAAAATGCGGTTCCGTCTTGAGTGATCCAGTCCACTGAGTCAATTGCAATTGCTTGACCAGTTGGAACATTCACATAAGAGCTTAGGTCAACAGTGCCTTGGACACGAGTTCCAGATGCCGCAGCAGCAGCTAAGGTTACAGTTTCAGTCAGATAGAAGGAGCCGGTCATTGCGGATGCCATGTTCTGCGTAAAAGGTTAAGGTGTATAAACTACACTATCGCAGTACAACATACAAGAATTCACAAAATTATCCTCTCGAACTAACTTCACCCCTATCCTTTGAGCCGAAGGCGACTAGGGATTTTGGTTCAGGTAGCCTAGTCCCGACCTAGGCGTTAGGTGGCCACACGCCTCCGACCTGTACAGCAGGCCTAGGTGTTTTAGTGCTTAGCCCGTTTTGAATCGGATAATAATATTATTTTATAAGGGGAAACCTCTTCGGAGGGGTATGAAGAGCGCAATATCAGTGACTTTAGATGATGAATCAATACGTTATTTGGCCACAAAGGTGGGTAAAAGGAGCAATTACATCAACCAAATGATCATTTCAGAGATGCAAATGAGCCTTGAAGCTAAGAA